TAACTTCTTCTTGTTCACAAACTAGAATAAATAGTTAGGGATGCGGCGGTAATCGCCGCATTCTTTTTAATAAATTAAATCACATCAAATGAAAAATCAATCAGTACCAGTAGATAAGATCTACATTCTAAAGGGAGACACAACTCCACTTACTTACATGTTGTCATCAAGGAATACACGTAGAGCACCTCTACTTCACTTTGATGGAAAATCAAACAGGGCATTACGATATGCTATAAACCAGAAGACACCATTCGAGGAAGAACAGGACGGAAACTCTATACTAGAGCCAATTGTCTTTGTTGATGGGGCACTAATTGTTCCTAAAACAAATCCTGTGTTACAGGAGTTCTTATCTTTACATCCAGGTTATGGAGACATATTTGAGGAGGTAAACAATGAGAAGAATGCTGCAAGCGATATCGAATACTTTAATGCAGAACTAGACGCTTTATTGGCAGCTAGAGAGTTAAACATAGAGATGCTAGAGGCAGTATCTAGAGTTTTATTAGGGGCAAACATCGAGAAGATGTCCACAGCAGAGCTTAAGAGAGACGTGTTTGTTTACGCTAAGTCGTACCCAACAGATTTCTTGAGTATGCTTAACGATCCTATGTTGAAGCTACAGAATACCTGTGCTAAGTTCTTTGAGTACAATATAATTGTTATGAAGAATAAGGATAGAGACATTTACTTTAACTTACCACAGAATAAAAAGAAGGTTCTAACCGTCCCATATGGGGAGGATAAAAATTATATACTGGCATCATACCTTCAGACAGACGAAGGGATTGAGGTTCTTAAGTTATTAGAAAATCACGTAAAGTAATTGAAATTAAACACTCCAAAATAAGGGGTGTTTTTTTTGCTATCTTTGTAAAAAGTTTTTAATAATGATAGACTCAGTAAGAAACACAGTCCTGGCTGCTGTAAATAAAAATAATTTTGGATACATAACCCCAGATGACTTTAATTTATATGCTAAGCAGGCACAGATAGATATATTTGAAGATTATTTTTACCAGTACAACACGTGGATAAATAAGATGAACAATAGACAGTCTGGTACTGGATATGCGGACATGGTTAAACTTGTAGAGGAGGTCATAGATAGCCTATCTTCTACCGCAACGCTTGACCCACTTGGGTTAGGTTCAAACATATTCGAGCTTCCTGAGGACTACTACTACTCAAATACAATTAGATACGGTTCAAAGGAGATAGATAGACTATCACATGACAAGGTATTAAACCTACTTTCGTCTAATCTAACATCACCATCTAAGTCATATCCAGCCTACACTCAGGAGGGAAATTATATTACAGTGTACCCAGATACAATTACATCTAATGTTAAGTCTCAGTACATAAGAATACCAAAGGATCCTAAGTGGACATATATAATGGTTAATGGGGCTCCTATATTTAATCAAAATAGTGACTACCAAGACTTTGAGCTTCCTCTTACTGACGAGCCTCTACTAGTGGCAAAGATATTAAAGTATGCTGGCCTATCTATTAGAGAGGGTGATGTGTACCAATTTGGCACTAACGAGCAGAATAGTAATAAACAAATACAAGGATAATAATGGCATACTTAACTGGTTATCAGTACTATGAAAATTCTGGAGAGAATCCAGAGGGAGAGAACTGGGGTTCGTACCAGTACCTGTCTCTAGAGGATGTTGTAAATAACTTTATGTTGATGTATGTTGGTAACGACAAGTTAATAAACAACGTGTCAAGATACAATGTACTGTTCCATGCAAAGAGAGGTATTCAAGAGATAAATTACGATGCACTTAAGGAGATAAAGGTTCTTGAGATAAGTATATGTGACGACCTTAAGTTTGTTCTTCCAGATAATTATGTAAACTACGTAAGGATTTCCTTATATAAGGACGGAATACTTCGTCCACTTACAGAGAACATACAGACAAACTATAGTAACAGTTACCTACAGGACAACAACTGTAGAATTTTATTTGATCAGGATGGTGATATCTTAGAGGGTACGTCTATTATGGACAACGATAGAATAACTAACCAACAGAAGACTATGTATCCAGGATCTGGTCCGTTTAGTGGCAGAGAGGGTTTCAATTACAATGGAATGTGGTACTTCGACTACCCTATTGGTTCTAGATTTGGTCTTAATACAGAAACAGCTAACATTAATCCTACATACAGAATTGATAAGAAGTCTGGAGTTATAAACTTTGGTTCTGGAATGGCTGGTGAGCTATGTATCCTTGAGTACGTTTCAGATGGTATGGAGAACGGTGACGACTCTAGCGTAAGTGTAAACAAGATGGCAGAGGAGTTTATATATGCTTATATTAAGTACCAGATACTTAACTCTAAGTTTGGTGTTCAGGAGTACGTTGTACAGAGAGCCAAGAAGGAGAAGACCGCTATACTAAGGAACACTAGAATAAGAATTGGAAATATTCACCCAGGCAGACTTCTTATGAATATGAGAGGTAAAGATAAATGGATTAAATAGATATGGCAGATGCACTAAATACAGCTGAGGCATTATTCTATGCTGGTAAAATGAATAAGGATCTTGACGAGAGATTTATTAAACCAGGTGAATATATTGACGCTTTAAATATAAGAATTGGATCATCAGAGCTTGGAGCCTCTAGCAACTCAGACTTAGGAAGTGTTGGTGCTATAGAGAACTCTAAGGGAAATACTCTACTAACACCAAACATACAGTACATAAGTGGTGATGCTAGATGTATAGGTGCGTACGAGGACAGTTCAAAAGAGACCATATATTGGTTTGTAACATCTACAGATGCTGACCTTGTCTTGTCATACAACACAAACACTAGCACTTTATTTTACCACCTAGTATCTTTATCGTTAAATCCTATTTTAAAATTCGATAAGGATTACCTTATAAACGGTATTAATAAGATTGACGACTTATTGTTTTGGACGGACAACTTGAACCCTCCAAGGAGAATTAATGTAAATAGCAGCTACACTACATTTGATGAGAGTGACATATCTGTTATAGTTGCTCCACCTATGAGTGCTCCAGAAGTTTCGTTATATGACTCTGGAGGAGATGAGAACTATGTTCTAGAAAAATTTCTATCTTTTTCGTATAGGTACAAGTATGACAATGGAGAGTACAGTGCTCTTTCTCAGTTTTCAGACATAGCATTTGAGCCAAAACAGTTTGATTTAGATTATAATAATTTTGAAAACTTAGGAATGACAAATTCTTTTAATTCAATAATTATAAAGTTTAATACTGGTCCAAGACAGGTTGTAGGTATAGACGTATGCTTTAAATCTTCAGACTCAAATATAATAAATGTAATAGAAAAGTTTGATAAGAAAAAAGAGGGATGGTTAAATAACTATCCAAATCAGTCATTAGTATTTACAAATAGAAAGATATATACTGTACTTTTAGAGAGTGAGTTGTTGAGATTATATGATAATGTCCCTAGGATAGCAAAGGCTCAGACATCTATTGGAAATAGGATAATGTATGGGAACTACGTAGATGGATACGATGTAGGTCAGGTAAACTATTCACTAGATGTTGTAAGCACATATGCATCAGAAGACACGGTAAATGTCACATATAGTAATGGAATTCCATATACAATAGATACGACTAAAAATATTCCGTTATCTATGTTAAATATAGATCTTACAGGAAAGAGTTTAAAAAAAGATTATGCATTAATAATTAATTTTGAAATTATACATGACTCGTACTCTGGAAATCCTGCATTTAATACTACTGAATCTCCAGGTCCAGGTTCTGCAAATAACTTTTCATATTCGTTTATTTTTGTATTGTCAAAAGACTATAGCTCTGTATTTGAGATGGCTACAAGTCAGGAATTTAAAGACGCAGTATCAACTCACAAGCCATACGCTGATGCAACTAAAGGGAACTCTCTAACAGATGTGTATAACAGGGATAAAGTTGGAAAACCAGGTGATGGAACATATCCTCAGTGGTACGATATAGATAGTGGAATAACATCGATAGGAGGGGCGTTCTTAATAGATGCTACACCAGGTAGCAATATAATTGGGATACAGTGCCCTGCTGTAAAATTTGAAACAGAGTTTCCAACTGGGACTTTTTTATATGCGTATCAGTACTTTAAGAATTCAGTTACAGATGCTTTTTTTGCCAAATTAGGAGCTAAGAGAAGTTTACACAGTAATAGAGATTACGAGCTTGCAATTGTGTATATGGATAATTATCTAAGAAGTTCTACAGCTCTTGTTGATACAAATAACACAGTATATATAGGTCCTAATAATTCAGACTCTATAAATAATATTAGGGCTACAATATATAGCCGCCCTCCTGATTGGGCTACAAAATATAAGTTTGTTCTAAAGCAGTCTGTATCTTCTTATGAGACCGTGTATTCAGGATTATTTTATCCTGATACTGCAGAAGAGATATGGTTTAAATTAGAGGGTGAGAATAGACAGAAGATAGTTGAAAATCAAACGCTTATAGTTAAGTCTGACACAAATGGTATTGTTAACAATCTTATTGAGACAACTGTTTTAGGTCTTGTATCTCAGCCTAATAATTTTATAATCGGAAATAAGAATGAGGGTGGTTCAGAGATAATTGAGCCTTCAGGATTGTATATGAAACTTAGACCGTCAGGTTTTTCTGCAGAGTATGATCCTGACTCATTTAGATGGCCTGGACGTATAGCTAATAGAAATTACGTTCAGTATTACTTTGATGAGTTAAATCCAAAATTTAAACCACTTATAGCAGTATCTCCAACAAATAGACAGTATAGACCATTTGCAATTCCTGCTGGAAGTCAGATATCTTTTTACGTTCATGCGGATAGAAACAGAAGAGGAAGCAGTTGTGATAGTTATTTTTACACATACTCAAAAAACTTCGTATCAGGAAACAACTACGACAATATGTTCGACTGGTTTAATGCAGAGGGACCTAATCTGAATGAGATGACTCAAGGTGGCGGAGAAGGATCTCTTGGTAATCCAGTTGTCCGTACAACATTTTTAGGATGGTCAGAATCTTTAAATGATTTAAGTGGAAACTTTGTAAATAATTTTTTATTTCAGGCAGAGAATGCAAGTACTGGAGACATAGAAATAAATAAATACGGACTTACTTATGAACAGGGAAGGCTTAGGTTTGTTGCAACAACAGGAATGCCTGGATGTAGTAGTCCAAATGGAAGAAGGTCTATGGTTAATGTAGATATAAAGGTTCAGACGGCAGCTGGAGTTTTAATATTTGAGACTAAAGCAGAGCCTTCAAACGGTGAGATATACTTTGAGAACAGTCAGAGCTTTGATATAGTTGATGGGTATCACATGAGTGGAAGTAGAGATAATGATCAGAATCAGACTGAGTCTCAGAATGCGATTATAGACTTAGAATTCTTTAACTGTTTCTCATTTGGAAATGGAGTTGAGAGTTATAAGATAAAAGACACTCTAACTGGAGCTCCATTCTACTTAGGTAGCAGGGTTACTGCAGTATCTCAGGAAGACTTTAAGGAGGCTCACAGGTACGCTGGTATTACATACAGCGGTATATATAACGCAGAGACAAATCTAAATAAACTTAACGAGTTCAACCTAGCCCTTGTAAACTGGAAGGACTGTGAGAAGTCGTTCGGACCAATTAATTTGATGCATGGAAGGAAGACAGATGTACTTGTGCTTCAAGAGGATAAGGTATCAAATGTGCTGGTTGGTAAGAACTTACTTTCTGATGCAGCTGGAGGTGGAGCGATAACAGCTACGCCAGAGGTTCTTGGAACTCAGATAGCTAGGATAGAGGAGTACGGAATAAGTAGTAACCCAGAGAGCTTTGTTGTGTACGGGTACGACTCGTACTTCACAGACACTAAGAGGAACGTGGTTCTTAACTTAAAGGGAGACGACTTAATTCCTATATCTAACACTGGAATGAGTAGCTGGTTTAGGAACAAGTTTAAGGATAGAGTTGGATACCAGAATATTGGAGGTTACGACCCGTATATGAAGGAGTACGTACTATCTCTTAATAACAATAAGTTACCATCAGAACCAATAGTCTACAACTGTGGAACAACAATATCTCAGCAAAATACATCTACTCCATCATTTTTTTATGTTGAGGTTGGAAGTATGATTGGTGATGTTGATATAGACTATAACTTCTCTAGTGGAAGCTCTGACATAATTGTTAGGTACAATGGGGCTGTGGTTGTAGACAGAACAATTACTGGAAGTGGATTCTATTCGTTCAATAAGACGCTGGTAGATCCAACCATAATAGAGGTGGAGATGTATCCTGTTGACGCTACTTATAGTATACTATTTAATTGTGCAGCATCTGAAGAGATCACAGTAGTTAGAATAGTTTTAAACTCTGTTGATGACCTAGGAAAGACCATACATAATAACTATAACTGGACGCTTGGATCTCACACAAGTTCAACTAATACTGACTTTGTAATAATGGAGAGCGACACTGTGTCTCTATACGATACAGATACAGCGATGGCATCTTTTGGACCTATACCTGCGTTTGGAAGTACAGTTAAAATGAGCTCTAATAAACTAACTGACGACACGTTTGTGTTTGATAATAATAACTTTAAGTATCTAGTGTCTGACACTCTATACTCAGAGAGTGAGGTTGACTTGTTAAAGTATGAATTAGACGTGGCGACTCCAGTTTTAAATCCATCAACTGGAAACTACGAGGCTAGCTTTTTATACGATAACCCAAACAGATACAAGTACCTGTACCTTGTGTGGGACTATATGATAAGCACATCTATAGATATATGTTATAACGAGTTGTCTTTTACTGAGGCGTGTAATTGCGTTTTATCAGATTATAACATATTAGATTATTCAGCAACAGATTATTCAGTAACAATTTAAAAATATATAAAAATGGCAACAAGATCAGCTTTAACAACATTAATAAATACAAATTTAGAGTCTGGAACAAGTATTACAGCAGAGTTACATAGAGAAGTAGAACAGGCTATTGTTGATTCTTCAGTTCCATATAACAGAGGTACAATACTATTAGGTGACCTTGACATATCTCCTGGAACTTTTACTACTACAGGAGATATATCATCAGCAGTCTGTTCTTCAACATTAACAGGAATATTATGTACAATGCAAAATGAAATGCCAAACACTAATTATTTAGTAAGATTACATGTTCAAAGTCTTGGCACTCTTTCATCAGATGCACAAATAATGTGCCCTGTATTTTCCACTGTATCAACAACTCAATTTAGATTTCATATATATGAAATAGGAAATTATACTCAAAATATAAAAATGAATGTTGAAGTAATATCATTAGATTAATATGATTGTATATATAGACTCGGCAAGTTTTTCAAATGCAACATCAGTATTCCTGGATGAGTTGCTAACTATTATAGCACCAGATGGGTACTACTCTGATGACTCTTACTATAGACAACAAATAGATGGTAAGTTAATAGATCTGCTTCCTTGTGTTGGTATATACACTGTGTCTATAACTGCTGTTGGAGAAACTACAGCAACCTTTAATGGAAACCTCATAAACAATGGTGGAGATGTTAACGCGGTTAGAGGATTCGTTTATGGAACAAGTACGAATCCAACTACTTCTAATAGTGTAATAACAGATACTGTAATGGCTCAGGGAACCTACTCGTTAAACGTGACTGGACTAACAACTGGAGTTACGTACTACGTTAGGGCGTACACTATAGTATTTGGAGAGACAATATATGGGGATGAGTTAAGTTTTACGACAGTAGCTACAGCAAACTTAACATACGTTAATGATGTATCACCTGACCCGCTATGTGGTAGCTCTGTATTAGTTACAATTAGTCCTAATGTAAATACTTTAGTAAATATTACAGCTTCCTTTGCATCAGGAGGAAATGCACTGTGGAATTCTGGCTATACTCCAGAGGCAGGAGTTACTGAAGTGTATTCAAATCTTTCAAATGATGTAGTAAGTGCTGGAGTTACTAAAAAATATAGATATGGTATAGCGGCAGGAGCAGGTAATACATATACAAGTAGTATAACTATTGTAGTTAAAAATGCTTCTACTAATGCAACTTTGGCTACCCATGTTTTTACTAGAACACATGATGGCACACAATGTTAAATATAGCAATAACAATATGGCAAACACAATAGCGTACAGCGACTCGTCTCAGGGGTGGACATCATTCTTCTCTTACATACCAGAAAAGATAATAGGGATGAACAGTTACCTCTATACATTTAAGGGAGGTAACCTGTACAGGCACAACACAAACGAGCTTAGAAATAATTTCTATGGGGAGCAGTATACATCAAAGGTTGCTGGAGTGTTCAACTTGGACCCGACATCTGTTAAGAATTTTAACACGTTCTCTACAGATAATGACACCCCATGGGACTGCACGTTCTATACAGACCTATCCAAGGGGCATATACTTTCCTCTCAGTTTGTTGAGAAGGAGGGTGGATACTTTGCGTACATAAGGAGCTCTTCAAATAGTAACGACTTAAGGCTGAGGTCTTCTCAAGGTATCGGTGTTCCAGTGTCTGTTGATTCGTCTAATACATCTGCTGTTGTAGTCACGTTCTCAGGAAATATAGGGAGCATTCTTAGTGTAGGAGATAACGTGTTAGCTGGTGCTATAGTATCTAATGCAGTATCATCAACTAGATTTATAGGTGTTGTAACGGCAAGGACTAGCAAGTCAATAACAATAAACACCACTGTTATAGGTGGAAGCCTTCCACTTGTAACTGATATGGTATTATATACAAAAAATATGGACGCTGAGTCTTATGGACTGAGGGGGTACTTCATGCAGTTTGAACTAGAGAATACCGCGACTAGTAGGATACAGCTGTACAATGTGCAGTCAAGTATTTTCAAAAGTAATCCTTAAAAATTCACTACCTTTGCAGTATGTATATACGAAAGTTAGAGCATAGCGACTACGACGATATATTGTCTAAGTGGTGGAAGGACTGGAGATGGTCAGCACCTCCAAGAGATTTCTTACCAGAGGATGCTACAGGGGGTCTAATTATATATGACGGAGAGGTTCCAGTTTGCGCTGGATTTGTCTACATGACAAACTCTAAGGTTGGATGGGTTGAGTTCATTGTCTCAAATATGGAGTACAAGGATAAAGAGAATAGAAAATTATATCTATCAACTCTTATTAACTCGCTAGGAAATATACTAAAGAACGTAGGGGCAAAGTACACGTACGTGTCTCTAAAGAACGAGAGTCTAATAAAAATATACGAGGAACTTGGTTACGTAAAGGGATCCCAGGGATGTTTAGAAATGATAAAACAATTATAGAATGGCAGTAGTAACAGGAACAGTTATAGGTGCGGTAGGAACATTAACCTCAGTAGGTATGAACCTATCGGCAGCGGCCAAGCAGTCAAAGGCTCAGTCTGCAGCAGAGCAGGCAGCTGGTGAGGCTGCAGCAAAGGCAGAAGCAGAGTACCAGAGAGAGTTTGCAGGTGGCGTACAGCTACCAATGGAGGCGTACCAACAGGCTGGAAGAGAGGGAACTGCACAGCAGATGCAGGCACTACAGGCACTACAGGAGTCTGACACACGGTCACTTGCTGCTGGTGTTGGTAAGGTTCAGGCAGCAGCCACAGAGGCTCAGACTGGAATAACAGAGCAGATGAGGGAAGATCTTTTTGCGTTAGAGTCTACTCAATTGAAAGAAAAGATGGCAAACAGGGACCAGATAGCTAGGATGAATGAGGAACGTGCTAGAGGTGCACAGATAGCTGCAGCAAATGCACAGGCAGCTAAGACAGCTGCTATTACAGGTGCTATATCTGGAGTTGCTAGTTTAGGTGAGCAGATTGTAAAGGCTGCTCCTTTGTTTAAAGGAGAAGGAGAAAAAGAAGATTTCTCGGGAGTTTATGTAGGAAACACAACAGGAATGGGAGGCTCAATTAATACAAATCAACAGTCTCCAGCTTCTAATAGATTTGGAGCTCCTGCTGCCGCTCCTCAAGCATTTGGACCACAGAATGCATATGGTATTTTTGAACAGTATCCTGGACTAACATATAATTCTAAATAAATAAATGGAATACTACGGATATAAGGACAGAGGTGAGGCAGGTAACCCTATAGTTGACTGGGGTAAGATTGCAAGCGACCTTACACAGAATCTAACAAAGATTGAAGAGGGTAGGGAGGCAAAGCGTAAGGAGATCGATGAGGTAACCCAAGGCTTTGTTGAAGAGATAGGCAAGGTTGACTTTGGTCATAGTCAGTCTATGGGCACGTTCATCCAAGACTCAGCAAACTCTACCAAGCAGTACACGCTACTACAACAGAAGTTACTCAAGCAGGGTAAGATAGACCCAAACCAGTACAAGATGAATCTTCAGAATCAGAAGGACTCATGGAATTCATTCACCAATGTAACAAAGAACTGGAACTCTAACTACGACAGGTTTGTGGATATGCAGGCCAAGGGACTAGTTGGACAGCAGGCCGCTGACCAGATGGAATTGTTAGGTAACATGCAGAACTTCCAGAATAAGAAATCCTTCATAGATCCAGCCAGTGGCAACTTATATGTTGCTGAGTATGACAAGGAAGGTAAGATAGATACCACAAAGTTTCAGCCACAGAGCGCAACTGGTATGTTTAAGATTATGGGAGATATTCCTACAAAAGTAAATATTACAGCTGAGGTTGCTAAGAATAATAAGATTGCAGAGTTCAAGAAGATGACTGCTGGAATGATGGTATCAGATCCAACAGCAAGACCAGAGTACACAAAAATGGCAGACCAGGTTGCTAACAGTGTTCTGTCAACAGACAGAGCTATTGGAAGCGTACTTATGGATACTGTGGGTGGATATACGACAACATACCAGCCAGATCCTAGTAAGTATACAGACGAAGAGAAGACAGCCGCTAAGGCAGGAAAACTGATCGTATACAAGAGAGACGGAACTGGAAACTACAACCCAGCCGACTTTACACCAGCACAGATGGAAGAGGCTAAGAAGGCTGTTAAGGACAACCTAAGGTCACAGCTTGGATACGAGGCTGAGCCTGTAAAGACTACAAGTGGAAGAGGTGGAGATAAGGGACTTACTGCTGGACAGTTGTTAGAGTACCAAGCTAAGCAACCTATATTTGGAGATCCAACTCCAGATAAAGGAATGAAAGGAAAGACTGTTGTAGATGTTAGAAACGCTGCTATCTCAATAGGTAAGAGTGGTGACGTTCAGAATATTACACAAATAGGATACTCTCCAAGACTCAAGAGTTTGTACTTATTATATGACAAATACACTGGTGTAAAGGACGAGTTTGACTTCGCATCAGGTAAAAAGATGAATACAGTAGTAGTAAAGGAAGGAGACCCTTCATTTAGCTCTATATTGAAACAGTTAAATGTTGATAAGGGGCAACTTCAAAGTTTAAAACCAAGTGGTGGTGCTACTAAAACAAAAAGCTCTTCTTATAAAATAAAAGGAAAGACATATACATTGAAGCAATTGACAGATATGGGATATACTGAAGAAGATGTTAAAAGTTATAAATTATAATTATGATAGACCCGCTAGGAATTAAAAAAAATGACCCGTTAGGTTTAAAAAAAAAAGTAGATTCAAAGCCTCTTTCTCAAGAGGAACTGTGGGGATCAGATTCACAACCTCAAGATCTGTATACTTCTTTGGCTACAGGCGCACAGGAACCTCAACAGGAATCGGATGGTTTAGGTGGGCCGCCTAAAATGAAAACCTTTACTGGACTTACACCTGAAGAACAACAGACTCTTCAGGCTAAACCTGCTATAAAAGTTTCAAAGTCTGTAGAATTAACAAGCAAAAGACTAAAACTACAGAACGAATTATCTAAGACAAAGGTAACTCCAGAAAATCAAGCTGAAATATCTAGAAAAACAGACGAACTATCTTCTATAGTAAAGGAACAAGATAAGATAGGTAAGACTAGACTTTCTGAGTTAGAACAACAGTTTAAAAGTTCTAAGGATGAGAACTCCGCAAATGCTGAAGCTGAAGAAAGGTTAAACAATCTTATAACAAAAACTGGTGTTTGGAATAATGTAAAGTCAACATCAATAGATGTATACAATAGCGTTGTAGATGAGTTATCTGCACTCACAGATGAGGTTGGGATTAAAGAATTAAAGGCAGACACTGATCCTCTATCAGAAGAAAAAAATAAAGTTATAAAGGATGCCTTAAAGAAAAAAATAAGATTAGATGAAAATCAAATAAACGAGGAAGCTAAAAAACTTTACAAGGAGAAGCAGGTAGAGTCTATAGAGACTGATAGGATAAACTCGTTTTTAGATGATTTAGATGATGATGATAAGAACCTGTTAAAACAAGATAGATATAATAGATCTGTTCACCTACAGGAAGACAATGTAAAACAAGAAAAAATAATAAATGCTTACGAAGTAGTAGGAAATAAAAAAATAAAAGAGTACCAAGATATAGAGAATGAGCTTCTTAATTTTAAATCTCAAAATAAGGAAGTTCCTAAGGAGTTGTATGACTCATATATTAACTTAGGATTTGAGATAAAGGGAATATCTAACAGTATATCTAAAAGACAAAAATTATTACAAAAAAATAAAGAAGACTTAGGTGATGTAAATCAAGAGTTTGATTTTTTCAAGAGACAGTACGGAGATGTAGAAAACTTTTTATTAAATACTGGTACTATGGCTAGAAAATTAGCTGTAAATACATTAGGAGGTCTTAATTATGTTGGATCTTTAGGTGGTATAATTGGAGATAAAAACTTAGGCGTTCAAAAAGATGTTATAAGAATAAATGCAGAAATAGATGACCAAAGAGATAGACTAAGAAAATCTGTTGAGACCATTGAAAGTCCTGAAGGATTTGTAAACTATGTGTCAGATGTAATGTCTAATCAGATACCAAGTCTAGTTGTAACATCTACTGGAGCTGGTGGTCTAGCTGCTATTGGAGTCTCAACTGCTGGAGAGAAGTACGCAGATATGAACAAAGAAGTTCTTGAAGGCAAGGCTACTTACTCTCCATTACAGATGGCCTCTGTTCCTTTCTTATATGGAGCTGCTGAGGTTGTGTCTGAAATACCTACTGTATCAATATTAAAAAAGGGAGGAAGACTACTAGAGTCGATAACTAAGAATGAGGCTGATTTAATAACTAAGTCTGTAAAGCAAAAGGCTAAAGAGTGGGCAAAGGACTGGTCTGTTGACACTGGAAAAGAAATTGCTGGAGAGGAGTTCACTAATTTTGCTCAAAACTTTACTGATAAGTATGTTCTAGGTAAAAAAGATGTTGGATTATTGGATAATGCTGGAACTGTTCTTAAGGACACGTTTACACTAACCAGTATACTTAAGGCAGCACCTCACGTGGCTGGAGCTATATTAAAACCACACCAGACTAATGAAGATTTACTTATACTAGATGATAACTCAAGAAAGATAATAGAGTTCTCTAATCAAATAGATAGTAACGTACTTAGTGATAAGGAGAAGGCTGTTGTTACTAAACAGATGAATAAGTTAGTTGCTAAAAACTCTGAGATAATAGCAAACACTATAGACAAGGTCGATAATATGCCTGTAGATGTCTATAAAAAAGTTATAGAATTAAATGACAAGGCTGCTAATATTAAGTCAGAGGCCGTAACTATAAATGATGGTGTACTACCTAATAAAAATGATTTACTTAAAGAATTAAGTGTTGAATATAAGTCAGTTAGAGATCAAAGAAATGCTTTTTTAAATATAAAATATCAAGCTCCTGCAGTAGAAGAAGTAAAACCTGCCGAAGAACCCACAATAAAAGATAGTCAAATACCTTTAAAGAGAGAAACTTTTGAATTTGAAAGTGCTGAAGGAGATATTCTTGATGTACAAGTAACAACAAGAAAAGATGGAAGTAGAGACTTTGTAGCAAAAGATAAAGATGGTAGAATTGTAAGTTCTCAAAAAGTAGGTAAAGATAATACTTTGACTACTGAAGAATATGTTACAAAGGGTTATGGAGACATACAAGGAGAATCTAAATTAGAGCAGGGTAATGATATTATGGCTCCTGCTATGAAAGATAAACTAACTCCTGAGCAAAAAAAAGAACTAGGTATAACTGAGGAACCTGCAGTAGAAGAAGTAACTCCTGCAGTAGAAGAAGTAACTCCTGCGGAAGTTGCAGTAGAATATAATGGTACAGAGTATACTAAAAATGAATATAATAACTGGGTAAATACTAAGACTGGAAACGAAGTAAAAGGCATAGGAGATACTGGAAAGGAATTAATAAAGACCCTTGATGACCTATCTATTCCAAAGACTCAAGCAGAACAGTACTCCGAAGAGCTAGACAAGACCAAGGAGTCTGATCCAGAGGCATACTGGTCCGTAAGTCCAGTATCCGCTGCAGATGCAGCCAAGGGAACCATTATAGATACACCTGATGGTGCCGCTATAGTTAAGCCTGACGGTGACATTGCTGGTCTGTTCAAGAAGGCCACGTCAAAGGCCAAGGGTGTTGCACAGGACTTACTAAAGAGAGCTGTAGCCGCTGGAGGTAAGAAGCTGGACAACTTTGACACGTACCTTACGCCACAGTACATTAAGGCTGGATTCAGAGTTGTATCTAGAACTCCGTTCAATGAGGAGTATGCTCCTCCAGGATGGAACAAGGAGCTACACGGAACACCAGATGTGGTTGCAATGGTCTACGACCCAGAGAATAAGCTAGATATAGAGGAGAAGACGTTTAACGACTACGACGAAGCTATCGCGTACAGAGACTCTATCCTTGAAATCGATGCGGAGCTTGAGGGCCTAGCAAAACTATTTGATGAGAGTGAGAAGGGATTTAGAGAATCACAGGTTGACAACGCCAAGGAGGCACTAAAGGGAATACTTCCTGGTGTTGAGTTTATTGTTCACGAGACTAACGAGGCGTATAAGAAGGCTACAGGAGAGTCAGGTTCTGGTGGTATGTACATATACAGTTCAGGAGGAGACAAGGTGATCCACATAAATAAACAGAAGGCAAACGGCAGGACTGTAGCTCACGAGGTGTTCCACGCTGTGATCCTAGACAAGATAAAGGGCGACAAGGCCGTTCAGGAGATAACCGCCCGTATGGTTGACGCTGTCTACAAGACCGCAAGTCCAGAGCTAAGGTCTGAGCTGGACGCGTTCGCTGCAAGGTACACAGACAAGACTATACGTGATGAGGAGAGGCTTGCAGAGCTAATCGGTATCATAGCTGATGGGTATCCAAAGATGTCTCCAGCTAACAAGAGCATTGTTAAGAGATGGTTAGACGCACTGGCTAAGACATTTGGATTTAAGCCATTCACAGACAACGAGGTAATAGACCTACTCAACACACTAGCTGGAAAGATATCCACTGGTGAGGTTATTAGTGCGGAGGATGTTGCTATATTTAAAGGAGGTAAAAAAGTAAATACTCCATCCGATGGTTTAACAAAAAGATTTCAATATGGAAATGATAAAGTAAAACTTGAAATTACATATTTAGAACAAGATAGAGTAGAAGAATTAAAAGAAAAAGGTTTGTTAATAGAGCCTGAAAATTTATCTGGTTTAAATGGTAAAAAAGTTGTTACAACTTCTCCAGATGATATGCTAGTTGGATCTATATTTGTAAACGGAAAAGAAGTAGCTACTGGAAACGGTGGTGTTTATTTTGTAACTAAATTTGGAGATGTTTGGGCAAACTCTAATAAAGCAGTAGCTAATGGATTAGCAAAAGCTATTAATGAAACGTTTGATCCTGTTACTGGAAAATCATATTTAGCTTTAGTAAAAGGAACAGATGCTAAATTAGTTAGTAGCCCTCAAGGAGTTACCTCAAGTTTAGCTGTTACTGAATCTATGATAGATGCTGGGTTATTTAGTTTATCTGATTTTAGATCAGCTGTTAGATCAGCTGTTAAATCAAGTGGAGGAAGTATATCTTTATCTCCTAACGGAAGTGCTAAAGTATTAAAATCAGAAGTAGATAATTTCTTTAAAGACGTAACTTCATCTACATTTGAAAAAAGAGGGAACGTATTGAGAGATATAGTTTCTAATTTGGCTAAGTCTGAAAGTGCAAAAACAAATAAAACAGAAATTATTAAGTTTTTAAATGGTGATGAAAGTAAAGGACTTGGAGTTGGTAAAACTGAAAAATCACAAAGTCTAATCGACTTAATAGCAACCACATCTGCTGAGAAATTAACTAAAGGATTAAATACTGGAGACGTATATGCTGTAATAGAAATAGATGGAAAAGTAAAAGTAGTACAAGATAGTCATCAATCATATCCATATCACATTAAAATTGTAGATGAAAATGGAAATATATCTAATAAAAAACCTGTATTAATTCTTCCTAAAAACAGAAGAAATGGTAAGGAAATTTTAACAAGTGTAGATGGAAAAACTGCTAAAGAATTAGGAACTGCTTTTTCTGGAAAGGTAGGGGCTACTGCTAATATGCCTTATGGTAAAGGTATTATTATGGACGATTCTGTATCAACTATCAAACGCTCACAGTTAACAGAAGGTAAAGTTGATACAGTATCTGAATCTTTTTTCAATGATGCTGATAAAATTTTTCCTAATGACCATATATTAGGAGGTTATGCTGTTACAGATTATAAAGGAAAACTTATTGGTAGGGTTAAGTTATCTGAAGTTAATGACAATACTGTTAAGATAGATGAAGTAGTTAGTGAGAAAAAAGGAGAAAGAACAGGTAATGGATCTGCAATCATGAAGATGGTTGTTGATAATGCAGATAAAAATAATACTAAACTTACTCTTACAGCTAATTTAATATTAGGTATTAAAGCAAAAGGATTTGAGACAGCTAAAAAATTACAATCATTTTATGAGAAGTTTGGTTTTGTAAAAGGATCTAATGGTCTTATGACAAGAGAACCTGTTATAGTTAAAAAACTACAGCAGGCAAACACCATAGAAGATATGGTTAGGATAGCCAAGGAGGCCAAGTACTCTGACGCTGCTATATCCGCGTTTCTTAAAACAAAAGGTTTCTCTGATGCAGAGATAACTAGCGCGCTTGCTACTGATAGACCATCTGTAAATAAGATATACGAAGACAGTAAGAAGGCTATAGATGACAAGAAAAAAAGAGTATCTATAAAGGATCTTGCTCCGTTCCTTAGGAAGTCACTCCTTGACAGACAGGCTTACATAAAGAGAGTAATAAACAGGATCGACAACAAGTCTGCTAAGAAGGCTTATGACTTACTTGTAACAAAGGCTGGGGCATCTGCACTTGCATCTGAAAGATTTAAGCGTGCAGAGAAGAAGATATACGGAGGACTAAGCTCTGAGGATGTGAGCACACTTGACAAGATTATATATGCCAAGAGGATGGTTGCAGTTAACGAGAGCAGAGCCAAGCTAGGTCTTGAACCATACAAGGGTATGGACGGTTACTCGATAGATGATGCTAATAGAGATCTTGCAGACTTTAAGAGCTCACTAGGTGATAAGAAATTCAATGATCTGAGTAACAGAGCTACGGAGTACTTTGATGTGTTTAAGTTAAACCTTAAGAAGCTGTACGAGTCTGGTAGAATTAGTGAGGAGACCTATGAGTCTCTAAAGGATACCGAGTACTCTCCAATAAAGACAATCAAGTACATCATAGGTGACAACCTAAGCGTTGACGAGATAGATACCCAGGCAAAGTCATTGGGTATATCTAGAAACGATATAATGAAGTTGTCTGACAACAATGAGAACGAAATAATATTGGACTCTAAGTGGCTTCTTGCTATGAGTATAAATAGCGTAGAGGGTAGAGCATTTGAGAACAACATGCTGAGAGAGTTTGACAAGGCCATAAAGGAAGCAACTCCAGAGGAGAAGAAGGCATTTGAGGATATAATACTTGACAACCCAGTTGTAGGTACTAAGAAGGATGGTGGTTTGAAGTACAAGTACGACGACACTAGGTTGCCAGTTGGATACACTAAGGTGTCATACTTCAATGACGGTAACAAGGTGGAGATTGTACTTAAGGATCAGTACGCAAAGCAACTTCTTGACGTAAAGAATAAGAACAAGGCACTAGAGACACTAGGTAAACTAACTGGAACTAAGATACTTAGGTTCTTTGCTACTGGTGGTAACCCGTTGTTTATTATTGGTAACACCGCTGTCGATTTCCAGAACATCGCGTTCTTCTCTGACGTGTACTCTAAGTTCAAGCCTATGGCCACAGCTCAGTTAGCCAGAGACTATACCAAGAACTTTGTAAAGAAACTGTTTGTCTCTAACGAGTACAACAAGGTATTTAACGAGTATATAAACCACGGTGGTGCTTTAGACTATATGGCCAGTGATGGTCTTAGATCTCTAGAGTCAATGAACCCAGTTAAGGGGGTTACCAAGGCAGTTCAGAAGGGTCTTATTGCGTACGGAAGGGCTATGTCATTACTTGGTGAGACATCAGAGGTTGCGTTTAGACTGTCTGTGTTCCAGAAGGTTAAGGAGGACTCTATAAAAGAGTTTAAGAAAGAGAACAACAGAGAACCAAACGCGCAGGAGCTTGATGACATCATGTGGAACGCTGGAAGACAGTCTAGAGAGACTATGGACTTTAGTCAGGGAGGCGATGTAGCTAAGAACATAGATGCTGTGTTCCCTTACTTTAACGCTGCGCTTCAGGGTATAAGAAGGCCAATTGACTTCGCTAAGAAGGATCCTGTTGGGTTCTCAAGCAGCGTGCTTCAGTACACGGTTATGGCTTCAAGTTTAGCAGCTGGTTCGTTTGCAATGCTTATCAATGCAGTAGGTGGTGATGATGACGAGGACAGAGCTAAAAAGATAATGGATGCTATGAACTCTTTGAGTGAGTACGAGAAGGCCAACTACCACATCATGTTCACTGGTGAGAAAAATAAGGATGGTGAGTACGAGTACTATAGAGTTAAAAAACTTCCAGTACTATCTGTTATCAGTACAGTTGCAGAGCAGCTAATATACAAGGAGTTCTTTAATTCTAAGGGAATAGATTACGACATGGACTCTAAGGTTATGCTAGAGGCAGTCAACAAATCAAATCCTTTACCAGTAACTGTTCAGGAGGTAGCTGGTAAGAACCCTGTCGCGTCTGGTCTTGTTAGCTACTGGGCAAACAAGGACACGTTCACTGGAGATAAGATCTTCAGAGAGCCTAACAACAAAAAAATATTACCAGAGGCAGAGGGGATGTTTGATGACAGAGTTGATCAGATATACAAGGACCTGGCTCCTGGATTTGGATTGTCACCAGCCAGAACTAAGGTTATGGTAGAGAAGGTTATAACAAGCGCGAACACTAATCCTACAATTCCTTTAATATACTCTGCGTACGATGGACTGTTCAATAAGAGTGACGGACTAGGTTCTGAGGTTAAGGAGGCTATGTCAGGTGTTGGTGATGCCTTCGGAAAGAAGGTTGTAAGGTACACTGACAAGAAAATCATAAGGTACAAGGATCAAGATGAGAAAGAGTACCAAGAGAGCTTACTAGAGACTAAGGTATGGAATAGCGAGCAGAAGGTGTACAACGAGATAAAGAAAAAGTACGATGGAGGAGGTAATCTAACAAAGAAGGAGCTTATTGATCTTGTAAAAGAAAACTTCGAGCCTATGGACTATATGAAGTATGCTAAAAAATATAACGCATACATACACAATATGAACATAGACAAGTCTGTTTTAGACATTATATTCGAAGACGTTCCAGAGGTTCAGGCCATGAAGTTAAATCAGAGGTACGGACCTAACTTAGAGGGTGAGGAGTTGAAGGAGTTGGGAAGAGCTATGAACTCAGCTGGTAAGAGGATAAATAATAAGTCTATCTACATATACAATAAAAAATATAAGAACAGAAATAAAGCCCAGTAACCCTGGGCTTAATGTCTTTAAAGTGGTGTCTTGCTTGAGATCTCGTACTTCGCTGGATCTATTATCAGCTTCAGAAGGATGAACAGCTGCTCTGCCTCAGAGTAGTCAATCCTGCCCTTCTCGTTGAACTTGACAACCAGTCCGTTGCCGTCGTCTTCAATCTTCAGTGCCACCTCTCCCCTCACGTGGTCAGACCACTGTGAAGCATAGCTCCTGCTTAGAGTGTGCACGTTGTCGTTTACTACCTCGTAGTCGTAGTCGTAGTTATCATCTACAAATATCTGCTTTTTCATATAATTCGTATATTGAGTTTGTTGTTTTGAATTTAATGTAGTCCTCTCTTTGTTCTATAATCTCTTTTATGTCTGTCGTCTGCCAGGTAAAGAACTGACTGAATGGAGACATTAGTAGGCTTCTTCCTACAGCTATGTCTTTGTGCTTTGCTTTGAACCTACCGTTCTCATCAAACTCTAGCCACATAACATCCTTGGACTGCTTTGTCAGTCCGTCTTCTCGAACTAGCTTGTACTCTTGGTTACAATATAGATCGTCAGTAAAACCAGTAGCTATAATCTTACTACAGCGATTGCATATCGTGGCTCCATTACCTCCATTTAGTTTGTGAATTGGTTTCATTTCCCGAAGTATTTAAAGTGGTTCAGGCAAGCAAAGAATGTTTCTAGTTCGTCTGTATGAAGTTCAATTCTCTTACTCTCCCACCTTCCTTTACTGACTTCACTTTCGAAACTTACATCATAGCCCTCTCCATTTGCCCACTGAGTTAGTTTGCAGAAGGACTTTTTCATTCCATCAATCTCGTACTCAACGGTCTTTCCTTCACCAAATAGCTTTGGCATGTAGTACTCTTCCTCAATAGCTTCTTCATTTTGTTTTGCAAGAAACCTACCTATCTTACTTAATAATTTTTTCATTCTATCAGTTTATCAATGTTAATATCGTGTTCCTCAAGTATTTCTCCAATTCCATTAGCCATAAACTGGATTCCGTCAAATATGTCAGCTGTGTTATAGGCTATGTTCTCGCACTGTCTCTCTACCTTCTTACGAAGTTGTAGTATATCAAACAATGCACAGGCCATATCAAATGACTTTATAGACCTGTAGAACTCCATCTGTTGTTCTGGTAGTTTAAACTCTAGCTTTGCTTTCATTCTCCTTGTCCTTTTTTAATTAAATAATACCATAGCCAAATCAACTTCGACCTTATAAACTCATAAGCCATTAGAACTAGTAGGTACTTCATAACGTGGTGTACTTATTGTTAATGATGTGTACGTGCTGTGACTTTCCGTTAGGGTAGATCACCACGTTGGTGTTCATCCAGCTCGATGCACCCTTGTTGTAGCCAACCCTTAGATGGGTCAAGGTTCCAACCGACGAGTGGCCGTCTTCCCTACACGGACTATGAGTGTGACCCGTTATGTTCTTGGTGTTCAGGTTCTTAAACTGGATGACTCCTCCCCTGCTACCATTGGCTCCTATGTGCCCGTGCACTCCGCACTCTATGTTAGCAACCCTGAAGCTGTCATTTATACCTAGGCAGTTCACGTTTGTAACTTGGTACTTGTTCAGTATAGCAGGGATGATACCCTTGCCAATGGTGTCATTCTTAAGCACATGCGCCAGCTCCAGGTAGGTACTCTTGTTGGTACTCTTTCTCCAGTCCACGTCGTTAAGCCACCTGTCCAAGAACTCGTCGTGGTTGCTTCTGACCATCACAAAGTTAAAGTCTGAGTACCTGTCAAAGAACGCGGCCATGTTGTTTAGCTCCAGCATAAGGTCACCAGAACCGTCCTCCTCCCTGGCCATAACCTGGAACGGTTGGTTACGCTCGTGGTGTGATATGGAGTGCCCGTTGAACACGTCGTGTAGTACTATATCCTCACAGTTCAGGTCCTCAGCCATCCTGAACGACACGTCTAGAACATCATCGTTAGTCTCACCAAGGTGTAGGTCACCAAACACCATAACAGTCCTGCTTGTCTCACGTATGGATCCAGCTATTACATTGTAGTGCAGGTCATAGAACGACCCGTCCTCGTCAGCTGTAACCTGCCTGATATGGAAGTCATCCTCGTCCAGCTCTATAATAACAAAGCCTAGCGTGTGGTGGAACTCACCCTTCTTACCAGACTTGGTGTCTGTGTAGTTCTGTAGCGATATGGCTCCTGTAGTAACCAACAGCTTGTGTGGATAACCGTCAAGTATTGGCAGGGACTTAAGGTGCACCCTAGGGTGCCCAACGACGCAACTTTCAAGCCCTGTGAGGCCGTTAATCCCAGAAAGGGGAGTAGATGCTGTAGGCTGAATTTTAAGGTCTGAGAGGATGCACAGGTGCTTGTGTACCTTGTGCCTGTTTGCGTCTAGGTACCTCTCTACCCTTGGCGACCATGAGTTCCTCTCCTCCTTCTCCTTTACCCTCTTGCTTGAGTTAAGCGATGTCGGGTTCTTATACCTTCCAGCTATGATGGATATCTCTGCGTCTATCTCGTTGGCGTACGCCTCTATGTTTGTAAGGAACTGCTCGTGTATCTCTGTGTCAGACTGGCACCAGGATACTATGAACCTCTGCTTGGTCTTGTCGAGCTCCCTCTTCTGGGCCTCTAGGAACATGTCCGACTCTGGTAGCTCCTTGTTATCGGTTACTCCAGTTCTCTCTAGGTGCTTAGACATTGTCCTACGAACCTGATCCTCGTAAGGGATACCGAACTCAATGCACGCCATCTTTGTGGCATGAGTAATGTTGTGACCCATAGCTAGTGCTAGCCCTATGTACGCCTTAAACTCTTCTGAATACTTTCCCATTATATCTTTGTGTAAAATGTTACTAAAACTTTTCTTATCCCCTCTGTTATCTCCTCTGGATACTTTGAGTGGAAGTAGTCTGCATCATATGTCAGCATCCTGTTCGGCCTTGACGATATGTAGTCCTTCTTTAACCAATTGGATCTGTTATCGGCATCCTCAAGTAGTATCTTATCAAAGTCTGAATTCGTGCAGTCCTTTGGTAAGGTTCTTCCGTACACGTAGTGCTTCCAGAACGCGGTTCCGTTCTCGGTTACGTCTTCATCGTCGTTAATATATAGCACAGAGGCTATGTCTATCTTCTTTCCCTGCACTATGTTGTCAGCGTGTATCCATAGGCTCGTGTCGAACCCCTTGTAGGCACTCCTGACAAACGACAGCACCATCTCGTACCCGTCCATGTGCAGGTAGTTGTATATGCTACTTGGTGGAGTCAGGACTGAGAACGACTTGCCTGGAAAGTTAACTATCTCAAACAGGTTGTTGTCGCAGTACTCCTGCAACGACTTGAAATCATCCTCTGGGAGGAAGTTGTCTACTACACTAATCATTAGCCTTGCAGATTATCTTCCTGTACACCTCGTTGACTGACTCCTTGTTGGCTCCTCGTGAGTACAGGTACTTCATCACTATGAGTATCCTCTGCTTCTTACTTATCTTGTGCTCTTTCATTTCTCTCGATTTCGATTATACTTCTCTTTAGATAGTTGGCCTGGTCTAGGCACTCCTCGTAAGCGTGTTGTAGCCACCCCTTCAGGTCTATGTCTGTCCTGTCTAGGGTGTTGTTGTACTTCTCTATACCTACATTAGATCTGTCTAGTAGGTCTTGTCTTACAGCCCTAACCACCGTGTCGATGGTAGGGTTGATTATCTTGTGGCCGTTCACCACTATGTCTTTAGTCGTTGTTGCTGTTATCATTCCTGTAGTCGATTTCTTTTTTGATTAATTTTATGTGCCACTCTGGGCCTCCGTAGTCAAGTATGGCATACAGCCAGTCCTCGTCCATGTCCTTCAACTTCACCCATGTAAGTGGTTCTGTCCCGTCCTTACCACGTCCACCCCTCTCGGCATACTCTCGTACCTCCTCGTATGGATCGTCGTCGTGAACTAGAAAAGGCTTCACCTTCTTTAGGTCTATCCCACCGTACCTTGAGTACGCTGTTCCTCCGTCAACCATCGTCTGGTTGTCACATCCGCACGTCTTGTAGTCGTGCCTGTGGTGTGACACAAGCACCTCATTACAGCTGAGGCACGTAACTGAGTTGTACACTAGCTGTCTCACAGTTCGGTCTTCATTGAGGTCTGGATCTCCTTTAGCAGTGCAACTAGCTCAGCTATTGTCTTGTTTAGCGCAACGTAGTCCTTGTCCGCTAGGCTCTCGTATATGTCATCCGTTAGATTATTAATAGATAACATTGTCTTATTCACATATTCCATATTGTTTTTTTATCAAATGTATAAATTAACGTACTTACTATTAAAAAAAGTTATCAACATTCATCCTCGATGCCACTACCACACACCCTGTCTCGAGGTACTCGTTTAGCACAGTGTTTACGTTTGTCACGCTTATGTCCATGGCGCTGGCGATCTCTGACTGTGTGTTGTACCTGTGCGTGAGGTAGAAGTCTACTATGCTTATCTTCTTCTTAGAGTACCTGAAGTAGTTCGTGGACATCGTCCTCTTGTACTTCTGTATGGCATCTATCTGTTTGTCGTTCCACATGAATACTCCTGACTCTCTCCTAGCAACAAGGCCAATTAATTTAGCCCTCTTTCTGAACGCGTCTGTCTTCATGTTTATCTCCTTGCAGGCCTCTACTGTTGTGTACATTCTGGATATATCTGTCCCTTGGTTGCGTGGAGGCAGTAAGCCTCGAAACCTCTGGATATTAGGTCATCTATTCTGTACTCCTGTAGCGGCTTAAGCGTGTCACCGTCCTCCTTACACTCTATGAAGACTGCCTTTCCATCCTTTAGACAGATCAGGTCTGGGTAACCGCTATCGCTCAGCTTGATTGTGTTTAGCACGATCCATCCATCGGCCTTGAACCTTGTTATTGTCTTTGTTTGAAATCTACTAGCCATTGTTTCCAAAATTGTTTTAAGTTGTTAGGTATTGTCTCCCACGTGTACAAGGGTACATCTTTCTCCTGTCCCTCGTTCATTTTATTTATTATTTTTTGTTTCATTTTTAAAGTGTGATAATGTGAAATTCTTTTTCTTAAGTACCTGCTTGTATATGTCCTGCTCTATTCCTCCCTTGGAGAATATCCAGTACACCTTGTTAAACTTGCGCTCCATAGTGGTCATACGATCCCTGGCCTGCCAGTAACTCGTGGCCGAGAAGTCTATGTTGTAGAACACGATGAACTCAGCATTCCTCAAACTTATCCCCTCCCTACCAGATACGATCTGTAGTGCTATGGACTTGTCTGTGGTGTTGAACTCCTCAAGGTCAGTTGTCAAGTTTCCATATACTTGACGTATTGCGTCCAACTCAGCAACAAACTTATAGAATATTCCGATTTTGGTATGTTTGAACATATCAAATATAAACTGTGCCTTGCTATCGTCTATCACCATCCTGTTACCAGACTCGAACTTGATCGTGCCTGAGTAGATCTGGTGTAGCTTCTGCATCAACTTGACGCCCGTGTCGGCTAGTATAACCTCCTCCTTACCCTGCACCACAAGGTCTCTGTTGAGCCTGTTCGCTAGGTTGTAGGTTGACTGCTTCATGTCCACGGTCAGAACCTCCTCCTCTATCTCTGATACAAAGCCTGCCTGCTCCTGCGTGTACGTTAGAACGTACGGCTCTATCACACTCATAACTAGGTCTATCTTTGCGTTGGAGTAGTCTGGTGCAGGCCCGTAACTCGTGTACTTCGTGCCAGGTATGACGTAGTCCTTAGCCCACTTGTAGAAGTTAACGTACTTGAATGGGCTACTGTGCGATACCCAGTACTGATGAAACAGCTGGCTGTAGTTCTCTGGGCTAGGTGTACCCGACAGGAACACCATCGGCAGGTGGCCGAACATCCTCTTGAATGTCTTGGTGGCCTTGCCAGGCTTAGGTATGGCTCCGAACCTGTGGTGCTCGTCGTGTATCACAAGGTCGTACTTGCCTACACACTTGTGCATAGACTCGTCGTTCATGATCTCTATCGAGAAGTCGAACCCGAAGTCTAGGTAGTCGCTGAGTATGTCTCCCATGGCCTTCTTCTTTGTCAGGAACAGAACCTTGTCGGCTCCGTACAACTTGGCTATCTGCATTGACGTGGCGGTCTTGCCCGTCCTTACGCTCATGCACAGGTAGACTAGACCCTTGTCCCTTAGTATCTTGACCCCCTTACCTGCTAGGTCTGACTGGTAATCCCTTAGTGTTTTCTTCATATAGGTACTTATAAACATCGTGTAACTTTGCTGACGCCATGTCAACACTCTTGTATCTAACCGAGCCTGTCCTCTCGTTACTGTAGTACTCCATCCCCGTGTCTCTGTCGTAGTGGAAGTCCTTGCCGTTTGATGTGATGCCACCCTTACGGATCGCTATCTTAAAGTAATAACTCTCAGGCTTGATGTAAACCTGAAAGTCATTCTCTATGCACCACCTAAAATAATATGCTGTCTTCGGACTCATCCTTGCCAACGAATTTAATCCACATTCCTGTACTGCTCCTGCCCTCTATAGGCTTGACACCTGATATGTATATACCGTAGGAGATCAGCCAGTTATAGAACTCTGTCCTAGAGATAGTCCTCTTAGCCTTGGGCTGGAAGTCTGGGTTGTCCTGAATGAAGTCTATGTACAGATCCTGCTTGTATATAACCTCACCTAGCACCAGCTTGTCGCTGTGTGCCTCACCGTTGATCAGTCCACACCAGTCGATGAACTCGTGGCATGTGTCTGCAGATAGCTTACGTATCTTAAGGTTCACGAACTCGCTCTTGAGTAGCCCTGATGTGAGGTACCTCTGAAGGCTCTTTATCATGTAGTTGTCGAACCTGCACCACTCCTGCTCGTCCCACTCCGTGAACAGTAGCCTGCCGAACTCGACCTGTGGAGTGAACTCCTTGGTGTAGAACTGCTTGAACTCCAACTCCCACTTACGTCTCTCGAACGAGTTACCCTTACCCTTGATGGCGTAGTTGGTCGTGATGATGATCTTTGGCGACTTGTTGAATGGTATGTGCATGGCCTGTTGGTTCTTCCTCTCTAGGGTGATACCCTCTGTGATGATCGAGAAAAGCCTCTCGAAGTTGAAGTGCTTCTTAACGTCATCAAACGCTAGCACCTGAGTATCAACCGATACCGTCTGAAACGGGAAACCACTGTCAAAGTTGATACTCTTTCCATCTATGAATGCTAGCTTCTTCATCTGCGATATCGCGTTGGTGAACAGTCCCTTTCCTGTTCCTCCCTCTGGGTTGTCTGTTATGACCTCGTCATTTAGAATGACCGCAGGACAGTAAGATAGATTCTTATATCCGTGCAGAAGGAACCCAATAGTACTCTCAACCGAGTTAATCCTAACTGTATCATCGTCCGATATGTTTGAAATGAATGTCTTGAAGTCGCAGTCCTCTACCTCGCACAGGTCGAACTCCCTGTCTATCACCTGATCCTTCCATATGTAACCGCCCAGGTCTAGGTAGTCTATAATACTTATGGTGTCCTTGGTGATGTTTACCGCACAGTTCGTGTAGTAAAGGTACGCGTTGTTCTTGTTGTCCTCCATGAAGTGCACGTCAACCGATGACAGCAGAGACAGGAAGTCCTCCTTGAAGAACCTTGTCTTGTCAGCGAAGAAGTTGTACACAGAGAGGTCGTCCACATTCTGTAGGTAGTTGAGCACGAAGTCCTTGATCTCGTCCTCTGACGTGTGGTCTATCAGGTTGTTTGTGACACGTACGAATATAAAACTCTTGTTACCAACGGGCATGTACTTGTAGAACCCGTTGTCCTCCAAGAAGTCCCTGAACATGTAGTGCACGATGCTTATGGATCCCTTGTCCGACTTGCTCCAGAACTTGTTGACCGACTCGTCCTTGTCTATAGAGTCTATCACCGAGTCTATCGTGAAGCTAGGCAGGTTGGTCTCTGACAGGTCTGACTTGATCTCCTTCTTGGACACCCCTCGCTTGATCTTCTGACGAACCTGATTGATCATGTCGTCGTCCTCGAAGTACTTGGATCCGATCGACCCCGTGTTCTTGTAGGCTGAGTTTATGATGGTCTGTATCTCTGACATCGGGTGCTTCTGACTCACGAACTGACTCATCACATACTCAGACAGTGACTTGTTAACACCGTAATCGTTTAATGCTGAGGCTAGTATGAACATATTGTTGTTTCTCTTGCCGTCAACCATCGGGTAATTCTTTGACCACCACCTCATCAGGATCTCTACAACCTTGTTGTCGTTCGTTATCGGTATGGTTGTTACACTGCTAGACCTGTCTAGTTCAACGTACTCTGCCTCCTCCAACCTGTCCCATAACCTAGAGTCCACGTTTATGTATATCTCTGGGTCGTACGACTCGTAGCACACCCTAGATATGTTCTTGGACGTGGTGTCGAAGTACTTGGAGTCGAAGTGTTTCTCTAGTGAGTTGAAGTAGTTCTTGTGGTTGTCTATGTCCGCAGGTATCTTCACGATCACCTTTAGCCCGTTACCTGATGGCGACACGAACACTGAGTAGCTGTGAGCGTCCTCTGACAGCCTTACCTTGTCAGCTAGTAGGTCATCCTCGGTCTCGTACCCATCAAAGTCAAGGCATATAAAACCACTGTGGTCTACGATGGCCTTGTCCTCACGCTTGTTGAAGGTACCTGAGAAGCAGACCGAAGGCAGATCCCTCTTTAGTAGGTTCCTCCTCTCCTTGTCTGACTCGGTGCGGATCGCCTCGACCTTGTCCCTTGAGGATCCGTCCTTGATCCTCTGTAGAACCACACCTATACCCCTGAAGAATGGTGTGTCTGTGCTCTTTATGTTTGAAAATATTGTTATCATAGTTCATTTTTTATCGATGTTCATTGTTAATGAACGTTACCTTTTACTGAACAATAGACCCTATAAGTTGGGGTCTATCCTACCACACAAAGTAAAGTCCAGCCTGTGTAGACTGGACTATTTACTGGCGCTAAACTAGGTTTTGTGCCGAAATTTAGAATGGTAAATCTGGGTCTGTAGTTACAGGCTCTGGTGCCTGTGTCTTCTTAGCGTCATCCCAATAGGATGTGAAACCCTCTCCGATGTAGACTGTGTCGGCCTTGGCCTCTCTCTCCTCCTTGGTCTGGATCACACACGCAAAGTGCGTCTTAACAATTCTCATCGTGTCCTTAGCAAAGATCTGCTTAGGCTCCTTAACCTCAACCAACTCGAACTTAACCTCTTGTACATTTACATTTGTACCGTCCTTGCTCTCGTAACTTCTTGTAGAGATCAGGTTTCTTAACTTTGACGCGTCTAACGTCACTTGAATTTTCGCCATTTTATTAAATTTAATTTCGCCTACCTTTTTATTCTGTTGTCGGCTTTTCAGTTAAAAAAAAATGGCAGAGCTTGACCAGAAAATTGGTTCATACCTACTCTGCCTGACAGGTTTTCTTTTATGGTATCCACCAACCTGTAGGATCATCCGTGAGACTAGCTTCCTCCGATGATGGTTATCGTCCTAGTGCTAGATCAGATAACTGCTGTGATTGAGACAGGACTTGAACCTGTATGTTAATTCACGCTAAACTTAATCGCTACCTCTATTGTAATTAACTTTTTATGCGTCTACCAATTCCGCCACTCAATCTGTACGGAGTTTTTGTTAATCTCTCTTAGGTTCTTCCGTTATTACCACTAAGTTCATTCAAGCGCTACTTGACCTCGATGCTGTGGCGGGACTCGAACCCGCATCTAGCCTATTAAACCAGGCCTATTCTACCGTTAAACTACACAACACTACCAACCTGTGTCTTTCTTGTAGCTTTCCTCGTTAACAGTTACGGAGCTTATACAAGATCAAGGTTTCTGGTTTGCTGATCGTACTATAAACCCTTTTTCGTATGTCGTCAGCCTAACAGTTAGCGTTGGTAATCCGCAACAAATATACAACAAATTTGTTACAAATCTTCCCTTATGAAGAAATTATTTATGTCCTCCTTAGGACTGTCTCCAAAGAACTTTTCGTAGACCTCTACCGCACGTAGCACCTTCTCTCTGCCTCCTAGTAGGAACTCTGCACTAGGTTCGAACACACCCAACTCATGCGTAGTCTTATCTATTACGTAGAAAATCAAGGGTTTATCAAAGAACTGCTGATACAAATAAGACTGCGAGTCGTAGTTGTACTTCTTTGCCGACCACCTGAAGTCAGAGATCTTTGACGTGGTCTTGATGTCAATAATAATCTCGTCTGTCACAATGTCTGCCTTTCCCTTGAACTTATGTCCGAACAACTCCATGATGGCGGGTTCCTCGTACACGTTACCGTCCTTGTAGATGTTCTCGTAAAAGAAGAAGTTCGACTTAATCACGCGAACCATCTCGTCTAGGTTGTCACACTCATTCCTCAGGAGGAGTAGGTTGCCCTTGGACGCGTCCTTGTATATGTTTGTGTTACGAGTACTCGCCTCCACTATCTCAAAGTTGGCCAACTTCTCAGGCTCCAATATGGCCGTGTGGAAGTAGCTACCCTGTAGCATAGGAACCGTCGGCTCCTGCTTCACCTTAAACATCTTAGGGTTACTTAATAGTACACCCACTGCGCTATTACTTAGGAACTGCGATCCGTAGTCCCCGTAGTAGTCTTTGTCATTTCTTAGTCTATCCAACATATTTCCCAAGTTCTTTTTTGATTACGGTTGAAATTTTATACTTCGTCTCAAGGTTCTTGACTATCGTGGCCAAGCCAAGGTGCTTGTTGTCTTTGATGTACTTGATTACCTTATCCCAATTTGAATCACCTATGGTTAATTCTAGAGGGCCTGAAGGCTTCTCTACCTTGGTAGTTGTTACTAGGTCTTCACCACTCCACATCTGAAGGCCTAGTCCGTGAAGCGCCAACGCCTTAACTGTGCTCCTTTGGATAGTCTTTGACACCTCGAATGATGTTATGTTATCTATTCCAATTGACTTGTTGTTGTGGCTCATGATTGGTAGGTAGTCGATGTGCTCTAGACCCTCAATTATAATTCCAACCTTTACATAGCCACTCTTTCCATCGTTGAAGTAGTTCAGACCCGTGACTGAGTCCTCGTATACTATACGTTGTATTGACGGATACTTTTGCTTTGCAAACCCCCACGCGTTAGCCCAACTGAGGTAGTTCTGACTACCCTTCTTCTCTACTTTTGACTTGATGTCAATCTCTGACAACTTCTTAAATACTTCCATTATACTTGATTTTTAAAACATTAGTGTACTTCTCCATTAGGTTCACTCTCATCGTCTTCAGATACTGGTAGTGCTTCTGATTGTTTCGACTCCCTATCTCATCACGTA